AACTACATCTACCTGGACACGGAGGAGCGTCGCCGCTTCGCCCAGAAGGGTCACGAGTACCTGATCGAGCAGGTGCAGCACACTGGCGGTGATGCCGTGACGTCCTCTGCGTCGGCCGGCAGCTCCGAGGGCTCTCCCCAGCTGATCCGCCTGTCCTTCAACCACCCGGTGAAGGAGCTGGTGTGGTGCTACACCAACCCGTCCGTTGCGTCCACCCAGGGTGCGACCGGCTACGGCTCCAACCTGAACGCCATGTGGAACTTCTGCTCCAACACGGCCAACGTGAACATCACCTCCAACGTGCAGGTGCTGGTCGCCTCCAACAACTTCGTGCTGCCCCACCTGACCGGTGTGCCCACGCTGTTCAGCATGGCTGGCCAGCTGCCGGCGTTCGCTGGTTTCCAGGGTACCACCGGCGTGCCCCCGACCGGCAACGCCTACTGGATCGAGGAGGGTCTGACCATCGGCAACGCCAGCCCCACCGTGACGAACGGTGCCGTGGAGGTTGGCCCGCTCAACCTGTTCAAGGTTGTGCTCAACGGCCAGGATCGCTTCAAGGAGCAGACTGGCAAGTACTTCAACCAGGTGCAGCCGTTCTACCACCACACCGGCACTCCTTACCCGGGCATTTACACCTACTCGTTCGCCCTGCAGCCGGAGGAGCACCAGCCCACTGGCACGTGCAACTTCTCTCGCATTGACAACGCCCAGGTGTCCGTGCAGATGAAGTCCCAGATGCAGACGACTCTGCAGAAGCTGTTCGCCGTCAACTACAACATCCTGCGTATCCAGAGCGGCATGGGTGGCCTTGCCTTCTCCAACTAGACGTACAACCGCAGCACAGCAGCACAAAAACAGGAACTTGCGTTCCAAAAAAAACAACACGAAGGATCCAGCTTCCTGTTGTTTTTTTCTCTTGCTCAATGTTAAATGGCTGGTGGACTCATGCAACTCGTTGCCTATGGCGCTCAGGACGTTTACCTCACCGGTAACCCCAAGGTTACTTTCTTCCAGGCGGTGTACAAGCGCCACACGAACTTTGCGATGGAGCTGATCCAGCAGACGGTGAGCGGCACGCCGGGGAACCAGACCCGCCTGTCCGTGACGATTGCCCGCAACGGTGATCTGATTGGTAACATGCACCTGGCCCTGACGCCCGTCGTGCCCTCCGTGACGATGCTGCTGACGTCGACGAACGCCAACTACGACACCAACTGGGTGGCTGAGCGTGCCATCTCCGCCGTCGAGCTGACGATCGGTGGTCAGCGTGTCGACAAGCACTACCAGACTTGGTGGCGCCTGTATTCCGAGCTGTTCCTGAACGAGTCTGACAAGTATGCCTGGGGCAAGATGACGACGCAGGGCAACTACAACACGACCCAGACGTCCCGCCCCAAGGTGTACCTGCCCCTGCTCTTCTTCTTCAACCGCAACCCCGGCCTCTACCTGCCTCTGATCGCTCTGCAGTACCACGAGGTGCGTCTGGACTTTGACACGACGGCGTACTACAACAGCTACTTCTCCGGCTCGGCTTTCGAGGTGTGGGGCAACTACATCTACCTGGACACTGAGGAGCGTCGTCGTTTCGCCCAGAAGGGCCACGAGTACCTGATTGAGCAGATCCAGCACACCGGCGGTGATGCTCTGACGTCTGGCTCTTCCGAGGAGGGCAACGTGCAGCTGGTCCGTGTGGCGTTCAACCACCCCGTGAAGGAGCTGGTGTGGTGCTACCAGAACCCCACGGCGTCTGCCCAGCAGACGACGCAGCTGAACGGCATGTGGAACTTCTGCACGTCCACGGCCAACGTGAACGTGACCTGCGACACCCGCGCGTTCTGCCAGGCTGGCCAGTACATCCTGCCCCATCTGACGGGTGTGCCCCACCTGTTTGTGCCGGCTGGTTTTGCCCCGGGCTCCAACGTGTCCGCGACGCCGACGACCGCGACCGGCCTCGCTCTCAATAACGGTATGTGGTCCCTGATCGGGTCCAACCTGGTGTCCTCCAACGTGCTGTTCAGCGCGACGTCCGCCAACGTGTTCTGGGTTGAGGAGGGCACGCAGGCTGCCACCTCCAACATCGCCTACGGTGTTGAGGTGGGTCCTCTGCACCTGTTCAAGGTTGTGCTCAACGGCCAGGATCGCTTCAAGGAGCAGTCCGGCAAGTACTTCAACTCCGTCCAGCCGTTCTACCACCACACTGGCTGCCCCTACCCCGGCATTTACACGTACAGCTTCGCGCTGCAGCCTGAGGAGCACCAGCCGACGGGCACCTGCAACTTCTCGCGCATCGACAACGCTCAGTTGGCGATCACCCTGAAGTCCAACTCGCAGGCGACGACCCAGAAGATGTTTGCGATCAACTACAACGTTCTGCGTATCCAGAGCGGCATGGGCGGCCTTGCCTTCTCCAACTAGACGCACGCGAATCAAAAAACACACGGGTCACCATCAGCAACAGCTTTTGGGCTTTGGCCTCAAGAACGTCAAGGTTCTTGAGGTTGAAATTTATCAGGACGTAATAGTATAATGCATAAGTGGGCCGGTATCGCACTCGGACTCGTGATTGTCATCGCCCTCATTGTTATGTACATGTCGCGGTCGAGCGAATTTGAGACTGCGCCAACCGATGTTGTTCCGACGCAGCTCCCTGTCGTCCCGACGACGCCACCGACACAGGTCATGCAGCCGAGTCCCGTGATTGATAACCAGTACACATCCAACGCGATTCCTGAGAATGAAATGAACGGTTTCCCGGAGAGCATGTCGTTCACGTCGTTCAAGGTGACGAGTGAGATTGGCACTGATGAGATGCCCGCCCAGGAGGCAAATCTGGTCAAGTTTACCGGCCCGGCTGAAGATATAGAGATGGAGACAAATACTAAGTATAGCGAATGGAGTCCGTAAAGCGGATCGCCATGCGTATGAAGCTTCGTAAAGTGGAGGGATCGATCGTCCACCACTGTGCGATTCTGTGTAAATTGCTCGACGTCAAGGCGCACGTCGTCAAGGGGTTTTGCGTGAGTCCAGGCGATGTATGCGAACACTATTGGGTTCGGACCGATGCAGAGGGACTCGATCTCGATATCGGTATGGCATACGCGACGCTGTTTTCACCCGAGCTCGCAACCATGCGTACGATGCTCCTCGAAGAGATTCCACCGGAGTTGACGTCGATCGAGGTGAAGAAGCAGCCTGACAATGCCAACTTGTATGACTTGTACGTGACTGATCCCAAGACGTTTTGGTCAGAGGCTCCGTCATCCGTGAGAACCTTCAGAATCTAGCCGCCACGTAGGCGTAGAACGAGAAGACCATAAATCTCAAGAATCTGACTTGCACAGGCTGGCCAAGTCTGTTAAAAAGTAAATGCCTATTTTAATATAGAATGCAGATCTTCGTGAAGACTCTGACTGGCAAGACAATCACACTCGAGGTTGAATCTAGTGACTCAATCGCCAATGTGAAGGCTAAAATTCAGGACAAGGAAGGAATTCCACCGGATCAGCAGCGGCTCATTTTCGCAGGGAAACAACTTGAGGACGACCGGACGCTTGCGGACTATAACGTGTCCAAAGAGGCAACTTTACATTTAGTGTTGAGATTACGCGGAGGTTGTTAAAATCCCGCGCGTTAAAAAATAATGTTGTATCCTATTATATGGTATACGAGGGCAGGATTTATAAGATAGATAATCTCGACAATGGAAACTTTTACATAGGTCAAACACGTATGACTTTATCGAAGAGGTTTACTGATCACAAATCCGAAGCAAGGCGAGGCAAGGTCATGGTCACTTTATATAACGCTATGCGAAAATATGGAGTTGATATGTTCACCATGGAAGACGTAGAAGTTCTACAGGCGGCGACAAAAGAGGACCTTACTCGACTGCTGAATGAACGTGAGATATACTATATATCTACTCTCAAGCCACCTTATAATGAAGCACCGGGAGGTCTAGGCCATACAGGAGTTCTATGGACCGATGAACGTCGCCAGAAATTCAAGATACGTATGAGTGGCGAAAACAATCACAACTATGGAAAACCATTATCAGCCGAGACCATCGAGAAACTAAGCGCATCTTTGAAAGGTCGTACAATATCTGAAGAAGCGCGCAAGAAGACAAGCGATACTATGAAGGGCGTGCCCAAAAGTGACGAAACTCGAAAACGCATGTCGGAGGCTAGAAAGGGGTGGTCCATGCCAAAAGGAAAAGATTCAAAAAAAGCCGTGCCCGTAGAACAATACGACAAAGAAGGCAACTTTGTCAAACTATTTGGATCTATAGCAGATGCGGCCAATGAATTGGGATGTGAAAGTTCTGGGATATGCTTCTGTCTAAAAGGTCGTATAAAGTCCTCTGCAGGCTTCGTCTGGAAATATCATTAATACTGTGCGTGATTTTTTTAACCGAGGAACATGCGTTTCGGAGTCACCATGACGCGGCAAAATGGACACGACGTTCCAAACCGCATCTGACACACGGAGCATGCCATGTGTCCACACGGATCCAGAAACGTGTCGACCGAACGTTCGAGACATGTGAAGCACATGTACTTTTCACCGATATCATCCATGCACAGGACCGATCGAAGCTTTTGAAATTTTGCAAGCTGATCATTCATAGACAGTTTAAACTCATCGAGGCATTCAGTCTCTTCAAACTTTGCAATGAGACGCTCAATCTCCGGGACGTATTGGTTCGCCATATCGCTTCCAAATGTATCAACAATCTCGGTGAGTTTGTCGAGACGACCCCGTTTGTCCGTATACTCTTTGTGTCGGTTGAATATCTCGTCGACGAGTGCAAGATACTCGCGCTTCAGTTCAGTCACCACCTCGAGTCGTTCGTCTGCGGCATCCAGGGGGGTGGCTGACGGCATCTCGACGTGTTTCAGGTAGTTGAGACGAGACTGGAAATCAAAGTACTTGTTGGCTTGAATCTCTGCATAGTACTGCATACCTCTCAGGATAAAAATGTCTTTATATGGTAAATGGCCTCAGGTGGTAACTTTATCATCGGTATCGCATCAATCTATCTGGTCGTGTCGGCCATCCGTGATCTGTACGACAAGAGCCGTGGCACGGGGAACATGTCGACGTGGTTCACGTCCGTGCTCCAGTTCATCCTCGCTTTTTTCCTCTTCATGTTTGCCAGGAAGTAGAAGTCAAGTCAAGGGCGCCCCGTGAAATCGAGTGTCCCGTGAAAAAAATCACAGCATAGACTAATGAGCGCGAACAACGGTAATATGGGTCAGCTTGTGACTGGTATCGTCGTCGCTCTCCTAGTCGCCATGTTCATGGCGGGTGCATTCATGATTGTCGAGGCGACAGGCGACAACCAGACGATGAGTGACGACGGCAAGACTGGAATCGTGGTCGAGCCGATGAAGATGTACTTTGGGATTGTGATGTTGATTGCGGCAGCCTTGTTGGGTTTGCTTTTCGTGTACACGCTCTACACGGG